CGGTTCTCAAGGCACAGTCGAACAGACGTACCGGAAATTCAGTTTCATCGAGCACACACGAAGGTGCACCGGACTACGACTGAGGCCGACACTATCCATCCTATCTATCACCTCTCGAGGCGAGGAAACCCCAGCTCTGGCCAAGAGCTTACGCCAAACGCCGCGAGCGAGTGACGTATTCGGCAGGGAACGACTCCCGACCTTCACGGTCGAGAACCGCACTCTGCAGAACACTCATCTCTCGCGCGGCGCAAGGCGCACTTGCCGTACTGCACCCCTGTGCGGGCACGGCCTGGCCAGAAGCTGCGATTCTGCCTTCGGACACTTGAGGCTTGGGCATGGCATCAACCTTGTCCAGGAACAGTGACAGCTGTTCGTCGAGTACGTCACCGCGGTCCGGCACCACCTTCCGAAGAAGTTGGCGACGGATCGTGCACAGTTCACGCTCTTTGGAGTTGAGAGCGGCCTCACAGATCTTCTGCAGGAACTTCCGACCCCCGTCTTTCGACAGGACGATCTGAAGCTCCGGCGTCAGTTCTGGAGCGCCACTCGCCTCTCCCTGGGCGAACTCGACATCATACTCGACGAATAGATCAACCACTGGGATCGCAGACGCGGCATCAGTGAACAGGTGAAAACTGCCGAGGTAACCGTCCTGACTCTCGTCAGAATGGCCCACGCCAGTTAGAAACCAAGGGCGCGATGCACGTTTGGGATCCGCGATGACCTCGCGGCTCTCCCAAAACTTGCACGTGACCTGGTCCTCCTCGTTCCTGATCTGCGCGGCTGTGAAGCCCGTGGACTGGTCCACACTGTACTGCATCACGCCCGTCATGTCCCCCGCTACCGTGCTTGCAGCCTTCCCCGCCATGATGAACCTCAGCTTCGAAAAGCTGTAGAGCTCATACACGGCGGCGATGGCCGAGAGACGCGGGAACGAGGTTCCTGACGCGGCGCTGATCCCGTACACGTTGTCCTGGGCGCCCGACGCGGCCGAGATAGCCCCAACGTAGTCGCAACCAACATACCGGACGCAAGCGCCTGGTTTGGTGGGAGCGGCCGATCGTTGGTACACTCGGACGCGGGGAGCACCCAGAGCAACGGGTGCCATTTGCAAGCCTCGCTTGCTGACTTGGGGTCGGGCAATGTTCTTCTTGCCCGCCTTGCCCTTCTTAGCGACCTTGGATTGAGACATGTATTGGATCCGCGTGTCTCAAGCGCGGACTGTACATCCCTGGAGCACCCTGTCACCACGTAAGCGTGGGAAGGAATCCGGCGGTGCGGGACTTGCTATACGTCATTTATTCGAACCTCGAATGAATGTAGCCCAACCAATGAGGAATATGTCCATGGTTATGAGGAGTCAAACCTCACTTTCTGTAGTCGACGACCACAGACGGAAAAACCTCCAAAGGGTGTATACCCACTTGGTTAACGGGCCACCCCCATCCTCCGGCTAAAATCGGCAAGCAAGCCACGTCCTCTCCTATCATCCCCATCCCTCTTCACACCATCTGAAGCGGCTAAGCCGCCTACCTATCATCCCAAAATCTAGTCTTCATGCCCTGCTCCGAGGAGCTGACAGGCAAGACAACCGGACTTCGCTATGAATCGGTTCACTCAAACAATGTAATTAGGAGTGTTTCCACAAACGCTTGACTGGTCCAACAAGGCCGACCCGTGCAGTCTCTAGACCATCCGTGAAGTTAATCCGTGTGGGCAACGATCTCGCCCTTTACACGTAATTACATCACTTGGTACGGAATTTCACGATCGTCCAAGCACCAGACGACCAACCGTTTTGGGCCGTTTGACTCCAGGAACCCAATTCTATGCGCGGAGAAGGTTGAGCTCGGGACAGACTGGAACGCTCGTCCAAACCCGCTCGTCACACCAGTGACGAAGCAGGCCTGCGTCTGAGATCGGCTGCAGACGAGATCCGCGAACCTCCTTTGTCTTAAAGCTTTGCAGCTCGTCGGCAAAGGCGGGGCGGCCCGTCATGTAGTAATCCCAGAGGCAGAGACGGACTAACCAGTCGTTCTCGGGCCCCTCCTCCTCCCCTTCCTCCCGGCGGTGGGTGTTCTGCATCCACCGGAAGTTGGAGATGAACTTCTTCGCATGATTGCCCAGTTTCCTGAATAGGGACGTTGGACGAGTGTCAGCAGCGACGACGAAGTGGGCAGCCACGCGTCGCTGGAGACGATTAACGAACCAGTCATCAGGGGCCCAGCGGACATCCACCCCGTACCCACCCAGGTGGACCGGAAGGAACCAATTGGGCTGCCAGTCGGTTTTTAGCATCTGCTTAAACCGCCTGAAAGCACAAGGGATCCATCCGGCCGCCTCGGGGCACGTGCGGCACATGTCCGACAGGTCCTTGCCGAGTTGATCAGGCATCGCCATGGATTCGCCTGTCTTCAAACTAACGCCATATACTAGCTTCAGATTCACGTAGCCCAATCGCTTGAAGCGACGTGAGTCGGGAGCATAGTAGAGACGAGAGTTGATGACCGCGTAATCCTCGGTGACGTAGTTCTTGCCCGGCGAGATGATCAGTCCGATCGCTCCCACACAGTCCTTCCAGATCGCATAGAGCCGCTCAGTAGCCCTAAAGAGCACATCATCCCCATTGATGAGTACCTTCCACTTCCGAGACAAGAAGAATTGCTTCCTCTCCTTCTCAGTTGCAAAAGACTCCTCAGCATATCGAGAGAGTGCCCTCCAGTAGCAACTCAGGTTGAGCACACAAAGAATTGGAAAACTCCAAGGGTGCCCCATGAGCTGACCGCCTTTCTGCGATCCCTTCCGTCCATCAGGAAACTCCAAGGTTGCCGACTGAAAGGCATACCTAATCCACTCTTTACCCAAGATGTCGGCAATGTGATTGAGAACCACACCGCCGGACCAAGAGCAAAGCGTGTCCGTGGCTGCCTTAAAGTCGCCCGAGATCCAAAGGGGAAACCCGGGTGCGTCAGCAAGCTGACGTACCTTCTCGTCGAGATCTCCCTTCATCGTAGACACAGACATCCGCTTCCAAGCGTGTAACATCTGGCCTTGCACCGGTTGACAGAGAGTGTAGAGGAAACCATCACCCTTAGAGATGGTTCGAATCTTCGAAGGCTCCGCGATCTGCTGTATCTTGCAGCGGTCACCCTTGTCAAGGCGCTCCTGAGATTGCTCCCAGGCACGCTTCAACGTGGACGTCCTCCACCGTTCACAACAGACCTCCCAGGCGCGGAGAGCGCCCAAGATCACAAGCTCCTCCTGCGCCGGCTGTTCCATCGGCTCGAACAAGCTATACGCCCCGCCTTTAGAGACGGTGGCTTGGTAGCATGCCGAAGACGACGGAACCAATTTGGTAGGGGGCCCCATCTTCTTATTCAACTCACGCTCGAAGGCTGCATCGGAACCGCAAAGGACACGCGGTCTACCGAAGCAGCTCTCGGACGCTTGCTGGATAAAATTGATGGCCTCCAACGAAATTGGTACTGGGTTAGGGTCACAGAGCCACTTGTAGGTCTCGTCTAACGCCTCCCTCTTCTTAATCTCCCCAAGCTCAGGCCAAAGCCTTTTTGCCTGAAGAAGAGAATAGAAGAAGGACGCATCATGACGGGCCCACTGGCGGCGAATGACTCGCCACAGCCAACCGACGTAGAGACGCCTTGCCGGTGCCTCGGGAACGAACTTATCCCGCAGGCAACGACACATCAAGTGATTACTCCAGCCTTTCACAAAGGTCTGTGCAGAATCCTTGGCGTCGTTCAGGTCCTCTAACACCACATACATCGAGACAGCTGACTTGATCAGCCTGCCGTACTCTTTGTCGCTGTATCTCTGCCGGTGCCAACTAACGAAGGCAACGAGTAGGGACTTCACCAAAGTGTCCGTCCGGCCGTCAAGCGGCCGGCATACCCCACAGCCCCGTGGATCCTCCGGAGAGTAAGACTTGCACTTCCCAAGGGCGTGCAGCTCCCCAGACGCGATTCGCTGGACTGTTAAGAGTATGTTGGCAACCCTGACATCGGTGGCCGTGGTGAGCGGACCAACGTCGACATCAGAATCACAGCTCCTGACACTAGAGCCAAGCGTGTCATTGGAGTTGGGCGGTTGACAAAACCGCTTGGACTTGGTTTGCATTAGACGATGCTTAC